GACCGACATCATCCCTGTCTCTGATCCAAATGCCACAACGATGGCGCAGAGAATCCTGCAATATCAAGCGGCGATTCAGTTGGCGCAGCAGGCTCCTCAGATTTATAACCTCTCCATGCTACACAGGCAGATGCTGGAGGTTATGGGTGTCAAGGACGCGGACAAGATCGTAGAAACAGAAGAAGACCTAACTCCGACAGACCCTGTAACGGAGAACATGAATGCAATCAAGATGAAGCCTCTGAAAGCATTCTATGAACAGGACCATGAAGCGCATATTCAGGTGCATCAGTCCTTTATGCAAGACCCCAAAGTAGCACAAATTATGGGTCAAAACCCCCAAGCGCAGGCAATTATGCAGGCGGCACAGGCTCATTTAGCGGAGCATCTTGGGTTTGCCTATAGAAAGCACATCGAAGCACAGTTGGGTGTTCCTCTGCCTCCTCCAGACGAAAAAATGTCTCCAGAAATGGAAGCACAGGTGGCAGGACTCTTGGCTCAGGCGGCACTTCAGGTACAACAGCAGTCTCAGTTGGAAGCTCAGGCTCAGCAGGCGCAACAAGCCGCACAAGACCCGATTGTGCAGCAACAAATGAAGGAATTGCAGCTTAAAGAGCAGGAATTGCAGGCCAAAGTACAGATTGAAATGGCCAAAATTCAGTCGCAGAAGGACATCGCCATGCTGGACAACCAGACAAAACTGCAGATACAGCAGCAAAAAGATGGCGCAGATGGTGTGAGATTGGGCTTTAACGCCGCTAAGGAATACATCTTCAAGGAGGACGAGCGCGTACAAGGAGGTATGGCTAAGCAAGAGGATAGAGCGCACGCAAGCGCTGAGAAAGACAAGGATAGGGCGTTCAATGCAATGCAAAAAGGGCCAAATAAATGACAGAGCTAGAACTGCTTAGCAAAAAGTTGAAAGAAGCTATCACACCACGTAAGGATGCTTTGGCTAAGGGCGCAGTCCCCTCTTGGGATGAGTACAAGTACTTGACAGGTGTAATTACAGGTCTTCAGGCGGCATTGGATGCTGTAGAAGAGGCCCAGAAGAGGTACATCGAAGACTAAAATTCACGGAAGCTAGGGGAATCAGGCCACTCTAGCTTCCATTTTAACGGCCTGCTAATAGAGGAAAACATGAGCTTTCATGCGAACGTAGATGTAGCTGCTACATTGAAAAAGGCAGAGGAATTGGGTGACAAACTCCCTGATCCTGTGGGCTATCAGATGCTGGTTATTAAGCCAAAAATCGAAGAGGTCACAGCGGGAGGCATCATCAAACCTACTGACTTTCTACGCAAAGAGGAAGCAGGGTCCGTTCTCGGACTGGTGCTGAAGATGGGAAATTTGGCGTACTACGACAAGGATAAGTTTCCTTCTGGTCCTTGGTGCAAAGTCCATGACTTTGTGTTGATTGGAGCGTATCGCGGTTCACGCTTCAGTGTCGATGGGGAAGAGTTCACGATCATTAACGATGACATGATCTTGGGCACTATCAAAGACCCATCAGGAATCAACCGTGCATATTAGGAGTAAAACATGAGTAATTTGGAACAAGGTTTGGATATTGAAGTAGGTGGGGATGACGAAACCCCTGAAATTGAAATTATTGACGATACTCCTGAAGAAGACCGAGGACGAAAGCCCCTTCCTCCAGAAGAAAGTGTAAACGAGCAGCAGGAAGAAGAGCTTGACACCATTTCTGCAGGCGTTAAGAAGCGCATCAATCAGCTAAGCCACCGATATCATGATGAACGTAGGGCTAAAGAGGCGCTTGCTCGTCAGAATCAGGAAGCTATTGCTCTTGCTCAGTCTATTCTGGCAGAAAACGAACGGTTGAAGGAGACGCTTACTTGGGGTCAAAAAGAGTACCTCAACGAAGTGACTGCCAAAATCGAATACGCTGAGAAGCTGGCAGAGGATAAGTACCGTAAGGCGTATGAGTCTGGTGATACAGAAGGGGTACTAGCAGCGCAGAAAGAACTGCAGCAAGCTAGCTTGCAAAGAGATAAGTTGTCTAGCTTTACGCCGCCTATTCCAGAACCGCAACAAAGTGCTTTACAACAGCAACAAACACCTGTATATAGTCAACCACAACCTGCTCAGATACAGCCTAGCTCTCCACCTGTAGATGTAAAAGCTGAAGAATGGGCAGCAAGGAATCCTTGGTTTGGGGAAGACACAGAGATGACCTCTCTTGCTTATGGTCTCCATTCCAAATTGGTAAATTCGGGTGTTGATACGCAGTCAGACGATTACTATGCTGCCATCGACAAACGCATGCGAGAGGTATATCCAGAGTATTTCGGTAAGGCTAAGAAGTCGTCACCCGTAGCCCCTGCCGGTAGGAGTACCTCAACTAAAAAAGTGACGCTCACTGCTACTCAGGTAGCACTTGCAAAAAGACTCGGTGTTAGCTTGGAAGATTATGCTAAGCACGCCGCTAAACTGGAGAAACGCGCAAATGGCTAATGTAATAGACAGAACCCCAAGATCGAATGAAACACGGGAAAAAGAAGCACGCCCGGTATCGTGGCGACCTGCTCATGACCTGCCCACTCCTGCTCCTCAGGATGGATATGTGTTTCATTGGAAGCGCGTCTCTATGATGGGCACTGCTGATCCAGCCAATATGGCTAAAGCTAGACGCGAAGGATGGGAACCCTGCAAAGCCGAGGATCATCCCGAAATGCTGTCTGACTTTGCGGCCTTTGGTCTGAAGCCTCAAGGGCTTATTGAAATCGGTGGTCTTGTCCTATGTAAGTCTACTGTTGAAAACGCTAAAGCTCGTAAAGCCTACTATGAAGGCCAGACTCAGGCGCAGACGCAGGCAGTAGATCAAAACTTTATGCGTGAAAACGACCCGCGTATGCCTCTATTCAAAGAGAACAAGACGCGAGTTTCTTTCGGTAGCGGTTCCTAAGTGGTAGGGGCCGCGTTAAAAACTTTTAGGAGTTAAATATGGCTAGTGTTTTTAATCCCGGCCCCACCGGCTTTCTGCCGGTAAACCTTCTGGGTGGGCGCGTTTATTCTGGTGCGACTCGCTCCATTCCGATTGCTTCTGGTTATGCTCAGAACATCGGTTTTGGTGATCTTGTCACTGTTAGCAGCGATGGTGTTATCACCCGCGTCGATACCTCTTCTGGTGCTAAGGTAGCTTTTGCTGCTGCTCCGGTTGGTATCTTTGTTGGCTGCAGCTACACCGATCCGACTCTGAAGTACAAGTTGTTCGATCAGAACTGGACTTCCGGTACCGTTGCTTCTGACGCTGTTGCAGTTGTCGTTGATGACCCGGATGCAGTATTTGAAGTCACCCTGACCAATGGTTCGGGCACTCAGTACACCGCCAGCGCAGCTACTCAGTCTAATGTTGGCAACAACATTGGTTACTATCAGCCTGCTACTTTTGTAAATGCTGGTGGCAACAGTACTGTTTCTGGCAATCTGGCCTCTGCTAACACGACCAGCACTCTGCCTCTGCGGATTATTGCTGTTGTACCCGAAAGCGCTCTGTCTGACGGTACTTTCACTCGTGTACAGGTCATCTACAATGCTGGTCTGCACTTCTATCGTCAGGCTACTGGTATTTAAGGAGATATAATCAATGGCTGCTATTTCACGCGCTCAATTACTTAAAGAGCTACTCCCCGGTCTTAACGCCCTGTTCGGTCTTGAATATGAGCGTTATGGCGAAGAGTGGAAAGACCTGTTCGAGATCGAAAGTTCTGACCGTTCCTTTGAAGAAGAACAGAAGCTGTCCGGTTTCGGCGCTGCTCCTGTTAAGAACGAAGGTTCTGCCATTGCTTATGACACCGCTCAGGAAGCATGGTCCACTCGCTATACCCACGAAACTATCGCTCTGGGCTTCTCTCTGACCGAAGAAGCTGTAGAAGATAACCTGTATGACTCTCTGTCTGCTCGTTATACCAAGGCGCTGGCTCGTGCTATGGCCTACACCAAGGAAGTCAAGTGCGCTAACGTGCTTAACAATGGTTTCAACAGCAACTTCGCTGGTGGTGATGGTAAAGAACTGTTCTCCAACGCGCATCCGTTGGTCAATGGTTCTACCGTTTCTAATGTCCCGTCTACTCCGACTGATCTGAACGAAACCTCTCTTGAGAACGCCGTTATCCAGATCAGCCTGTGGACTGACGAACGTGGCCTGCTGATTGCAGCTAAGCCGAAGAAGCTGGTTATTCCTCCGGCCCTTCAGTTCGTTGCTACTCGCCTGTTGGAAACCCAGCTTCGTGTTGGCACCACCGACAACGATGTGAATGCTATCGTCAACAACGGTTCCATTCCGGGTGGCTACACCATCAACCACTTCCTGACCGACACCAACGCTTGGTTCTTGCAGACCGACGTACCGAATGGCCTCAAGCATTTTGTACGTGCTGCGCTGAGTACTTCAATGGATAGTGACTTCGACACCGGGAATGCTCGCTATAAGGCAAGAGAGCGGTATTCGAGTGGTTGGAGTGACCCGTTGGCTATGTTCGGTAGCCAAGGTTAAACCTAGATAAATCAAGGGTTTACGGAAAGGGAGCTACGGCTCCCTTTCTTTTTGTTTGCAAAAAAGTGTTTGACAGCGCAAAAAACCCTCATTAGACTGTTACCTGTAACTAAGTCCATGAGGTAAATATGAACAACGAAGACTATCCAAAGACTCGCGCTGAAGCTAAGGCTACTGGGGCTAAGTACTATTTCACAGGAGAACCCTGCAAGCGCGGGCATATAGCCCTGCGGAAGACTAAAGGGGCTTGTGTAGAGTGTTTGAAAATAGAGTGGCAGGAGGGGAATGTCAGACGGGCTGACTATTTCAAAGCTAGAAATGCTGATGAAAGTGTTAAAGATCGGAAGCATGAGTGGTACCAGCAGAATAAAGAAAAAGTGATTAACGCAGCGCTATCTCGCCCCGATCATCAAAAAGCCCTATACAGGAAAAATTGGGCGGCGAAAAACAAAACGGCTATTCGTGCTTCTACAAAAGCCAGACGCCGCAAGCATAGGCAGGCCACCCCTTCATGGCTGACGCGCAATCAAAAATCCGAGATACGCAGCATCTACCAGATAGCTATAACCATGACACAGACAACAGGCGAACAATATGTCGTGGATCACATCGTGCCCTTACGCTCTGATGTGGTGTGCGGGCTACATGTGCCGTGGAACTTGCGCGTCATCACACGAGAGGAAAATTTAAGGAAGTCGAACAAGCTTGACACCCCATAAAAAACACGCTATAAGTCACTCAAATCTGGGATTTCTTTAATTGCCTACTCGACTGCCCCAGCAGATTCGCACAAAACGATAGGCGCAAGTGCACGAGGTTCTTATGA